TGAGTCAAATTGCGTTACGACCCGTCCACAAGATGTTGGAGGATGTCCTTCGGAATATTCCTACGGATTTTACCTTTAACCATCTTGAGGGTGTAAATTACCTCAAATCGATATCTCGAGGAAGAATGTGTCATTCGGTAGATATTTCATCTGCCACTGATACTATTCCAGTCAAGTTATCTGAAATGATTTTGGGTGTGCTTCTCAACCCAAGAGTTGTGAAGTTTCCTGAACAATTTTGTAAGGATGTCTTCGCAATTCTCACTGATCGAGCTTTCCACTTGGAAAATGGAAAAAAGGTTCGATACAGTGTTGGGCAACCAATGGGTGCTTATGCTTCATTTCCCCTACTAGCTTTAACTAACCATGTGTTAGTCCAAATCGCAGCCGCTAGAGCGAAAGTTCCTGTCCTTAAGGACGGGTTATTTCGACTCTATGCTGTGGTAGGAGATGATGTTGTTATCTGTTGTCCTAAGACAGCGGAACAATATTACATTTTGCTAGAGGAGCTTGACATACCAATATCTAAACATAAATGTTTATCTATGGTGAACTCTTTCGAGTTTTGTCATAGGGTGGTTTGCGACGGAGTCTTACAGTCTGTTCCTTCCTGGAACAGTTATTATAAGGCTCTGGTAGCAAGAGATCCTACACCAGTTATGAACGCTTGTTCTAACTATGGCGTACCTCTTAGCTATGCAACGTTATGTATGTTCTTTAAAAGATCATATGTTCGAACAGCTTGTGCATTCCGATCATATTCTTTCCAGGATTTGAAAGGAAGATCACTTGCTGTTGAGTTGTTACCTGCCAGTGTTATTGGCCACGCAGTACGTTGTCTAGAGATTAGAGATACTCTGAATAAGAGTACTTCAAAACCTCTGGAGACAGATGATAAATTCCTCCTTCGGCTAAACTATTGTATAAATATACAAGAGATCTTCAAGGCATACAGTAAATCAAAGACTAAGTCTGTTGAGATACCATGCGAGCCTTATTTTGTTTTAAACAAAAAGGCACTGAAGAAGGATGGGATAGACGTTAACAGTGTAGATATCAATCAAATTGATGATAAATACAAGACCTTAAAAAAGGTTAAAACTGTTTATCGTACTACACCTCCAAAGCCGGTTTGGGAGATTGCTCATAGAGTAGTCGCTAATACGTTCTATTTAAATTATATTAATAATTATAATGATCGTAAAAGACTTTATCGTCACCTATTCTCCACACATCGTGGAGATGCGGGAGCTTCGGTTAAACTCCGAAGTTACTGCATGAGTCAGCGAAACAAATGGATCGACGATCGAATTATTGGATTTGTC